TACGCGTTGCAGAGCTTTGTGAAATCTATCTTTTGCAACTCAGCCACATTCAAGTCCGCAAGGCTCAGGCCGAGCTGGATGTAACCCATCTCACCCGCCGCAAAGTATGGCGCGCCTTTGTTGGATGAATTGCGCAAATAGTTTGCAAAGTCATTTTTCCTCTGCCCTAAAGCCTCAATCGCGTAGTCCGATTTTTCGTATACTATGCCCGGGATGCCTCCATTTTGCAGCTGCGCGACGGATGAATCCATCCCAGCGTTCCACCTGGTCAGCCGCTTGGTAAGTACCTGAAGCGGAGAAAGGCCACGCCATTGGTAGCCGTTCGTCGTGATGGGGTTGTAATACTTTACATGGATAATCTCCTCCGGAGAAAACCGACCGGAAAAGCCCTCGTCCCAGTAATCATAACCGATAACACGCTGCGGAAATTCCTCGCTGATTATTACGGTCATGTTTTGATTATTCAAAGCATGGAGGTATATTTTTCCAGCATTCGGTCCGAGTTCGAGCTGCTCCTTATATAGAAACAACTCGCCCGTGATATATAGGATTGTGTAGTACTTTATTTTTTCCTCGTAAGTTATGGACTCGAGAAACTCGACAAACTTGTCATTCTCCGGCAGGTCCTCCATCGACTTGCTCTGGTAGTACCGTCCCTGGATAGACGTCTGCCCGAACCGCTTGTACATTTTCATTTTTTCGTCATCCACCACCTGATAGCCATACATTTCAATCCGGGCAGCCGTCTCGGCAAGGTAGCTGATAATGGCGTAAACATCGTCGATGGTCACATAGCTATCGATCGCCTCAATCGTTTGCCACGATGGGAAAATCTGCGTCGAAGCATTCAGGACCATTTGCATATTTTGGGCCTGCAAGGCCTTCATCTGCTTTTTCGTTTCTTCCTTGCGTTTTTTCCCGCCGAATAGGAGGTTATCAATTAGGCCCATAAGCGAAAATGTTTTTTGGTTTTAATTCAAAAATCTCTCTCATCATAAACATATCGAGAAGGTCAGGCGAATCGCCGTTGAGTTTTACTTTCATCTCCTCTTTTGATATAATCCTAAGACGGCCGTCGGTGTCCACCTTGTCGCGCTTAATCGCTTTACGTTCAAACTGGAACCGTTGCCGCATCGTCATAGTGTTGTCGTACATTTTATCGTACACCGCCTTGTTTATTTTCATTTGCCCGCGTGCGACCCTCATCCCGCTTCGGTAGTAACATTGCGTTTTGAGGTTAAAGTAGTTCTCCTTTATCAGCCGCCCGCTTGCGTCATCCTTTACCGCCAATGGCGCAGCTCCGCCGTTAAACGGAACCGCACCCCGGATAAACCCGTCGATGTAGCTTCCAACACCGTCCGAGTCATAACAAATATACCTATTTTCGACGGAATGTTTTTTAGCCATCTGCGAGATGAGATCGATGACTTGCTTTCCGTCGGACTTGTCCATGATGGCGATGTCCATTAACTCGAACCCTTCCCAATATCCCACGACCAGCTTGTTGCTTCCTTTCATTGCGATGTCGGCCGTGATATACTTTCCGGTGTTGTCCACCTTTGCGATGTTTTCAAATAGGCCGCAGAAAACGTCGTACTCGTATATATCGTTGGGGGAGTTGCTCGCCTTCCACCTGCCTTCCAATAACTGCCGCCGTGTGTCCTCATCCTGGCTCAGCAGGTTGGCCGGATACGACGGGTCAGCCTCCAGTCCCCGCTTGTTGTCGTATATCGACCCCGATACAAATGTGATTGATTTAATAAAGTCCTTTGCCTTCAGCCCCGAGTCCGCCATCATGGGTTTGATGATATGCCCCGCCAATTCCTCCACCTCCTCCACCGAATCCCCCCAGATATAGTCCGATCCATACTTGATGAAATACCGCAGCCGACCGCGCCGCTCCAGGATGGGGAAGCCGGTGTCTGGATCAATCCACCACTTTATCAACTTATACACCCAGCTCTCCGGGTCAGGGTTGCACGTCGCACGGACATACGGTCGCACCCCGCAGGATGACCGGTTCCGGCTGAGAAGGTAGAAAAACATTGATTCGGTGAAATGCGTCAGCTCGTCAAATCCGAGAAACGGTATCTGCGCACCTTGCCAGTCGTATTTGTTTTTTTCATATTCAAGGTGCTTAAATGCAATCCTTGCACCGGATGGGAATAACCAATCGAGATTTGATTCCCGAGGCGTTGCACCGAGGATGGGATACAATTTAACCGAAGTATCCCATAGCCCACCCTCGTTCCTGATCTGCACCGATGTCCGGCGGAATATCACACCGCCGAACTCCTTAATGTGTACATGACGCAGAGGGTCCAAAAGCAGGGCAAATGTTTTGCCCACAAATGCCGCAGCCCCACCGATCACAATGTCAGCAGGGGAGGATAAGGCGATTTCCTGATAACCGGCTTGGGGTCTTATGTAACTCAATTCGCCGATGGGGGTTGAGGGTTTGTATCAGTTATGGGATAGTCCCGACCATTGTCAGGAAGTTGTATGATTTGCACTTGCTCAATCAGCGAAACCACATCCGACTCAATCCGATCCGGAGGTTTGCCCATAGCATGCTCAAAAACGAATTTAATGAGGGTCGGTTCGTTACTGGCGAGCAATACCTTCAGCCCCTCAATTAGAGAGCCGAACTGCTCCTCGATAGCTTGGAGGCATAGGTTCCTCGCTTTTATTTGGTCGTGTATCGGTTTGCGCCCCGATCGGCCTGGTGTTCCCGGCATTTTAGTAATTTCTATTTAACATAATGTTTTCCGATAATTATATGAAATTAGAACTTTTCCCTCATGTATCGGAGTTGCGCCTCCCAACTCATCCCGGCCCGCTGACCATTCCACCATTGCTGCGAAACGAGAAACTCGTCCTCGTAGCAGTCATCATTTAGGCGTTGGTAGTAGTTCTGCAGCTTGTTTTTGTCAAGTAGTTTGAATAGGTATGTCTCGTCTGTTCGCGAACGGAAAACACAACCCATTGGCCGCCCATTGGCGAAAACGGTGAACCCCCTCGGCTCAAAAGTACGGATAGTGGAGTCTGCTTTGTGTTCCTTTGGGGCGGTGGCAAGGACGACCGGTATCTCAATCCCTTTGTCGATGACATTCCCCGATACAATGTACCCCGTCTGGGCCTTGCGGACGGACTTGGCGGCGAATTGCAGGGAGTCGGAAAGTTTATGCTCGACCACCGACTTGACCTCCTTTTTATTGTGTGCCAGTTCGTTAAAATTGATAATCCGAGCCGAAACGATGCGGTCCTGGGTTTCCCCATCCTTGTCTCGATAATATATGATCACGGTCTCGTAGCATTGGTTGTCCCGGAAGGTGATGGACTTGGAATATCCGAAGGCACGGGATACCCCGGCTTTCTTTGCCATCTCTTGCAATTCGTCCCCATAGACATTGACGAGGGATTGATTTACGGTGTCTTTTCGCATAATCATTTGACCGTGAAGGGGTAGGCTTAGGAATAGCAAGGGTAGGATGGATTTCATACCCTAAAGATAAATTATTGCTCACGGATGGTCTTAAACCTCGATTTCGTTTTAAGCCATATACGGGCGGTTTTAGGGCTTATTTGCAGAAAGTCAGCCATCTCCCTCACATCGTTATAGAAACGCCCGTTATCCCTATCTAAAATGCGTTTAATGCGATTTTGCGGTTGGTAGTTCAACTCAGCCAAAAGTCGGCCATTGCAAAAAAGTTTCAGCCTCTCTTTTTTCGTGAACCTGGTCTTGCAGAACTCTAACACCTCAGCATGACGCTCATGGACCTGCACGGTAAAGTACCGGAGTGCGCCGTAATATGTCTCGAGTCGGTACCGGTAAATTTTGACGCCGTACCATGTCGGATTGACCACCTCGGGAACCGATGTAACCGAAATATCGATTTTTTTCATTTCTATATAATAATAATAATAATAATAATAATAATAAAATAAATAAATAAAAATAGATTACATCGGTTACAACCTTTACAACTCCTTGACACTCAAAGCCCCACGATGTAACCCATTTTTTAAAAATCGGTTACAATCGGTTCCCAAACCCCTTTTTCGGTTACATATTCGTTTTTTTCCTCATTTACTCCGTCAATTTTTTCCGTCATATTACCGCTTTTATCTATGCGAAAATGCTTCAAATTGCCGTTTTGCCTCGATTTGTAATCGATGTAACCGATTTTCAAAATCTGGGAACCCATTTTAAGAGCTTTGGAGTACCGCTTGTAACTGTAATCCTTGACCGTCATTTGGTTGATTTTTAGAAACGATTCCCACTCCGTTTGCATGACATACTCCCGACCCGACTCAAGGTCATCCATGTGGTCAAGAAACTCCTCCCCGAACTGCATTTTTACCTGCTTCCGGTTCAGCTTCTCGGAGTTATTCATTTCCGCAATCCCCTGCTCCAGATAAACCCGGACGCAATAGAACATAAGGTTGTAAAACTTGACCCACTCATCTTCATCCCAATCAAAAAGCCGCCCCTTAAAATGGTCCAATGGGGTGTATTTTGATGAAAAAAACGAGCTAAACTCCAGCACCCGCTGCCGCCTTTTGGCATGCTCCGCGGTGTTATTTATGGTGTAATTCGTAGTAAATGCAATCTTTGGGGACTCGTCGAACTTTAGAAAAATCTCGGACTGGTTCTTTTTCTCTATCGTCATGCCCTCTGTAATGGTCGGGTAATACCGCTCAAAGTCCACATTCCGCGGGCAGTCCTCAATAATGACAAGCCGGGTGCCGAGCTGCACCCGCTGGAAGGCGAAATTGCGGTCCGGGCGGAAGTTCTTGCCATCAATCCTGACCACCGGGATGAGCTTGCCAATGGCTTGAAAAAATAGCCCTTTCCCGGTTCCTCCCCCCTTCTGCTCGTCATCGGTCTCCTCGGCCAATATCACGGCAAAAGGCCGCGCCGGGTCCTTGTATGAGTGCAGGATATACCCGATAATGCTGAGAGCGTATTTTATCCTCTCCGGGTCATCGGAGCATATCTTCTCTATGAATTCGTAATACTTTGAGGACTTAGGGTCAAAATCACCTATAATACGAATCTTAAAGTCATTTATCTGGGACGCCCATACAGATTTGCCGATACTGCGGTAGCTCACCTCCTCGATTTTATCGCTGGTGATCCTGACAATGGCGTTGGCAAATGGGAAATAGCACTTATCTATCTCATCACGCAGGATGTCCACGTCGGCCTTGTCGATGAATTCAAAGAAAGTATCGGTGAATATGCTATTCGCTTGTTTTATGATTTGCTCGAGTACGTCGTAGTGCTTGTACCGCATAAGCTCCGTTTTCACGTACTTTTTGATATTCTCGGGGAATATCTCCTCCAGTTTACCCTCATTTTCGGTGATTAGCCTGTACACCCCGGTTTTAGGGTCGTGGAAATATAGCTGCACATAGTTATCGTGCAGCCAGCGTTGAAGCTCGAACCGTTGTATCACGACGCCACCGTTGCGGTTATACGTCCAGAACCACCCATCCGGATGCGTCTCGCCATAACCCTGCTCGGATAGGTTCTTTGCGGCCTTTTTATAGTTACCGCCACACTCCAGCAACGTATAAACGCCGAAATTATTGTATCCCTTATTCTCAAAGTTTGTGGAGGTGGTATGCGGGTAAAATATGCGGCTTTCGGTGAAGTACACTGCAGAGGTGAGGCTGGTAGTCTGCCCGGGTCGTTTTAGCAGTATTTTATCCGCCTGCCGCTTGACTATGGACCAGCCGTGCTTCTCCAAAACCGTGATAATGTCGCCGCGTTGGTTGTAGTCATCTGCGGGGCTGACCTTGTCCGTGGTTCCGGTGGCGGTGGGTTGCTTTATCACCTCGATCACTTCGTTGAATGAGCGTGATATGGTCAGGAGGATGTCCCGGTCCTCCAGGCTGATGATGGGGATGGGTACGTCCTGCAGGACGGTGTAGCCGTCCGATGGAGGGGCGAGTACATAGCCGCCCTCCCCCCGGGTCTCGATGAGGACGCATTGCTTTACGTTTGGGTTAATGTATTTCTCGTCGTCGGTGGCAAAGCGTTCAGCGAGCTTTTGGTTGCCTTCAATGACCTCGCAGCGGTAATAAATATGATACCCGCCGGAGCGTGTCTGGACAATACGGACGATAGAGGCAAGCCGCTCGGACTCCATTTTTAGCAGGTCAAGCCATTTCTGGAATTGAACTCCGTATTTGACATCTATGTCAATTACCTCGAGGTTGCCGGAGACGGCACCGCATACGATGGCGAGGCCGGCGGCGCGTCGGTTGGTAAACATCTGGACGAGTTCGTCGCGGGTAGGGAGTTGCTGCTGGTATTTTTTCCAGGATGTGAGCGAAGTCTTGGCGTTATCCGTCGCGATCACGGATAGGCCCATCTCGGTGAGGTGGAGGGCTGAGTCGAGCAATGTCATGGTGTGTGATTTGGGTTAATGTGAGAACTTGAAATCCTTGTTTTATTAGTTGTTTGTGGCGGTACTTTTGCAGTTCCGATAGTTTGCCGTTCGGGGCCTTTACCTCGATAAACACGCAGACGCCGTCTTTTAGGGCTTGCAGGTCGGGCCATCCGTTGCGGTTGGTCTGGATTATTTTGACCACATACCACCCCGCGGCCTCAAGGGCTTGGATTATTTTGCGCTGGCATTCGGACTCCCGCATGGGGAGTAAAATTAGCCGATTTTTTGAAGTATGAGAGCGTGTAATTCTTTTTTGCGCTCACGGCCTTGTATATGTCGGCCTCGATGCCATTTTCTGCAAATAGCCAATGCACCACGGCCGGATCGGTGCGGTCACGGGTTTGTAGTCGCGCCCTGACTTGAAAATAGGTGACGGCGGAGAAATTTATATTGAGGCAAACAAGACAATCGGCGGCGGATAGGTTTATACCTTCCCGGCCAGATATAAACTGTGAGATGTATATGGTGTTTTTGCCGGTAGCGTTAAACTCCTCCGGCGTGGCGGCGATGTGGTATCCTTTGGAGCGGAACACGACCTCGAGCATATTGGCCTCGGCTTTGAAATTGTAGAAGATGGCGAGCTTCTTATCGCCAAAACGCTGAAGGATGTACTCGGCCTTTGCCATGTCCAGGACAATGCCGTCCCCTTTGTCCTCGCCGTCGAATATGCAGGTACCAGAATAAAGTTGGTGGAGTTTGTTTAATAGCTTCACCTCGGTGTCCGCCTCGATCACATCCCCATTTTTCCCGATGGCAATTTTGTCGCGCTTTAACTTATTTGCGACGTGGTAGATTTTATCCGACATTTTCACCGTGTGAATCTGCTCCTCCACCAGCTGCTCAAACCCGGCCTCCTCCTGGGTGAAAGACAAAAAAAGGTGGGAGGTTGCTGCATGAATTTTACCATGATTTGCATGCGAGTAATCTTTGACCTCGCGGTTGTACATATACTTTGTACGTGTATCCACGTACCCATCCGCCGCCCATTTGTAAAAGTTAGGATGCAGGAATGGCGAGAAGGATGACGCCCAAAACTGGTGGAATAACTGCGAGTAGCTCTCAGGCGATGGTGTGCCGGATAGGTAAATGATGGGCCGGTTCTTACAGATTTGACGCAGTTGGGTTGTGCGGAGGGCTGGCTTGGGGAAGGCTCCAATCGAGTGGGCCTCGTCTATTATGACAAGGTCATGATCTTTATTAGTAAACTTGTGCAGCGACTCGTAGTTGATTAGGTAAAGCTCAAAATGTTCGTTGTACCCGCCGGCGTAATAGTCGGCCTTCACCGATTCAATCGCCTTGAGTTTGGTTACAAATAGGACGCATTTTGCGCCGTGAAGCTTTGCCGCCTCAAATGCGGTCAGGGTTTTTCCGGTCCGGACCTGCATATTGAGATATGCAATTTTATAGCTCGTCAGCAGCTTCTGGGCCTTCACCGAAATCTCTTTTTGATAGTCGCGCAATGCGATGGGCTTCGTCATGGGTTAATAGTTTTGTATCTAATTTATCGCCAACAAACATGATGGGGTAACCGTACACACCGACCAGCTCCATGTACTTGATGCCGGCGATGCTTATTTCCTTAAATTTCAGGCAGATGTCCAGCTCATCGTTGCCCATGTAATGGATACCAGGAACGGTAGAGATGTTGAGACGTTGGAAGTCCAGGTTACCATAAACCTCATTTAATGTGTAGGAGAAAACAGAGCCGATGGAGCCGTTGAATGCGTCGGTCGGTGGGGGTGGGAGTTTGTGTATGATTTCGGTCATATTCCGAGAATTAAAAGGATGACACTTACGACCGCCGTTATTATGGCGTAAGTTGCGAGGAGTAGGATGAACTTGTCGCGTTCTTTAATCTTGTTCATTAAAAAATAGTATTTTTTAGATTAGATATTCTTTTATTTATTACATCACAATACTTTCCAGATATTTCGCTGCCAATCCAATTTCTGTTATTTATTATTGAAACTTTTGCAGTAGTGCCACTCCCCATAAATGGGTCATAAATGAGGTCGCCTTTATTACTCCAAGTAATTATATGGTCATTTGCTAATAGTTCAGGGAAAACTGCAGGGTGATCAGTTTTATCGTTAAAACTTGTTGTGTATTTCCAGATATTATTTCTGGGCGAAAATTCAGGTACTACGTTTTTTAATTTTTTACTAAAATCCCTACATCCTGCCCATTTATTTCTTTTGTCATTTATCAAATTAACAGTTTTGGGTTTACCTTTTGTGAATACAAACATGTATTCGAATATCTGGGAATATCTTAAACCGTTTTTTTTTGCCGGGTAGGTGCTACTATTTTTTTCATATATCATAGTATCGTGTAAATTAAATCCGAGTTGCTTAAAAAATAATGCTTGTTTGAAACTTGTACCACTCTCCGACCCTTTAATAATTGCATCGCCAACTATCCATACTAAAACACCGCCTTTTTTTGTTATTCTATATAATTGCCGAGCTATGCTTTCAAAGTCAAACAAATAGCCGTCATAATCTCTCAAATTATCGTAAGGAGGTGATGTTAAAGTTAAGTCAATGAAATCATCCTCCATTTTACTCATAGTAACCAGACAATCCTCGTTGTATATTTTATTTATTTCCATTTTTTTTTAATAAAGGTCACCCACCCGGTTGAATGGGTGACCTAATTTGCCTATTTTATCGGCTTTTTGGGTTTTTTTGGTTTGAGCATTAGAAAGGGGGGTTTGATAATGAAGGTTTGATATTTTCATTTACATAAGCCTCGAGGAACTCCATCATATCGGAGTCGTCCCACGACTCGACGCCCTTTATCTTTATTTTTTTCATCCCCGGACATCCGTTGGGGTTGTCTTTGGTAAAGTACCACTTTACCGCCGCGCCGCCCTGGTTGAGGAATAGGGTGGAGCGTTTTTTCCCGTTAATCTCCACCATCTGCGGGATCAGGCTCACGCGGTCGTTGAGGTTTACATTCGGCAGGGCTTTCAAGAATGAGGTGGCGTAGCCGGACGAATACTTGAACTGGAGGACCGCCTTTTCGCCGTCGTCCTCGATTGTGACGTTCCACTCCTTGCCGTAGTCCGTCTCCCGGACCTGGATGTCGGTAATGAGGCCCTCCCAGCCGCGGAAATGCTCCTCGTGGACGGTGCGGCCGTCTTTCGTCTCGCGTGTTTTCGATGTTTGGGTCGGAGATTGGACGCGTCTGCAGATTTTACCGTCCGAAATGGTCAGGTAAATGTTGGCAGAATTGGATTGAATTGCTCCCATATGTGTAACATGGACGGTTACGCCGTCAGCGTTTGTGTGTAATTTGGTAAGTACTTTGGCGGGGTTTTATGGTCTTGTTTTGTGCCTGCCATAGTTTCATCGTAGCCATAAATAGCTCCATATCG